ATGTATATTTTATTGTAACCACGCGGGATAAGATTATTGAAGGTGATACCAGTAGTTCCACCTCCACCAGAGAGCGCGCCAACTGGCAATCCAAGATAGTCATGAAGTGATCCAACAGCTATGCCTCCAGCAGCAACATTAGGTCCAGTACATTGAGGTATGGTGTATGAGATTGAATCAGCCGGCGAAGCCTGTTCTCCCATAAACTTAACAAAGTTAGTCCACAACAAACGATACGGAACAAAAAAGTAAAACCAATCCAAATGCAAATTATCCATAAACGGTTTTACTGAAGAAGAAAGCAACCTAAGAAGAATCGAATGTTTTAAAGCAACCGAATCACCAGGCAACACATTCTGAATATAAAAAGGAATTAAATAATCACAATCAAAAGTTGTTTTATAACCATGCGATCTATTGAAAACAGAACGCGGCTTATTTAATTTCGGTACAAGAGAGAACGCATGTTGCGTAACTGATCGGTTTTTCATCTAAACCTCCATAATTAATTAACTACACCCAAAGCACGCGGTACTTCCGCTTCATTAACAGCAAGAGTCTTAACGGCTGCCGCCGTCACCAAACATACAAGCTTACCAGCAGGAATCAATTCACCAGAGTCCTGGTGATACTCTCCAAGACGATACAGAGCAAAATCCTCAGGGTGTTTAAACCACTTATTTTGCGGATTTGGATCATTCACACCATCAGAAAATCCACGGATTGCAGCTTCATCCTTAACATCAAGAAAGATACCACCAAATGCACCAAGCTTTGTATCAAGAACTGCATACACCTTCATTTTCATTTTCATTCCTCCAGAGGACGCTTCAGCGTCGATATTTCCGCAAGTTTCACTTGCTCCTTAACCAATAATCTTGGTCCAGATTGGTCAGAAACACGAATAACGCGGCCGTCAGATAATACATCAGACACAAAACGAGTACCATTAATTTCGCGATTTATTTTCAATCGCTCTAACGTAGACCGGTCTTCACGGCCCAGTAAAGTATCGTAGAAACGAGGAGGACGTGAAGGATGACCACGAACAATAACCCGATCGATAGGGTAAACATCCGACTTGAACTTGTCGAACCATCCTTTGCCAATACCACCCGTACCAAGCTTTTTAGAACCACGAGACATAGTCGTATACTCTGGAAGACGCCCTCCATAATAATCATCCGCCTTTTCACCTGTGACCTTTTTCATTACGTACCTGGCAACGTAGGCTGCGGACTCGAAGGTAACTTCTCCGATGACAGAAAAACCCGCCGTCCACAAGTTCGACAAAGAATCCGAAGTGTATACGCGGTTCCCGTTGCGTTCTGAGAAAAACTTTTTGTCTTCAAAATCATGGTTAAACAGCAAGGCGTGATAATGAGGTCGTCCATAAATATCTCCATATTCACCACAGTGATAATAACGAATACCAGAACCATAGCGTTTTCTTAAACGTTTCATGAAATCTTGAAAATGAGACTTATTTAACGAAAGGTCGGAAGGAAGGTTTTTATCATCATACGTCAACGTCAAAAAGCAATTCGAATCATAAAGAGAGGCCTCATGCATACATCGCACGGCCCATTGCCTTGACCTTTCAAGCCGGCAACCTACACACTGACCGCAAGGAAGGTTTAATTGTTGCCCACGCCATGAATCTGAACGCCTAAAAGTAATCGATATTTTATCAGCGTCTTTGCTTTTGCCTTTATAAGCATGAAGTGGAGAATAGCAAGGCATACTAGCCTCCGTAATCATCCTGAAAGCTAAGAATTGAACGTTCTCTCGAACTAACTTTCAATTCTTTTCAGGTGAACCAGTGTTTTTTTCAAAACTACTATCATATCGCGATAGCGATTGAAACAAAAAAATGTTTTTTTTTAAAGCCTAATTCCACCACGCATAACATAAGTTGAACCTGATGAACTCAAAGAGTTCATACCATGAACACGAGATGCACCTTTTCGAAAGGTTCGCTTAGACTTACCATAAGACATTCTGTGCCTACGCATAATAACCTCCATTAAGATAGTTAGAAATTAAATGCACGCACACGTAAATCGCGCGCGCCGATATTAAATACCACAACAATCTGATACATAAGAAGTGCGAGAGCCAGCACAGAGAGTAAACACACCATGATACCGCGAACCATGCTGCATCATATAACCACCAGAAACATGAACAACCTCACGGCAAACAGGGCAAACAACAACCATACAGACACCTCCAAATTAGACCGTCCAGACGGCCACGGGCTTTTGATAAGCCCTCCAAACGGTGTCAGTCAGCACAGTTACATCAAGAGGTAACTGTGCTAACGGCGAATATACGCCTCTATTTTGCGGGGGCCGCGGGCGCCGCGGGCGCCGGCGGCACCGGAGCCGGCTCTGGAACCGGCAAAGGCTTCGCCAAACCAAGCTCTATCGCTTCATCAAGGTTTTCAGGGTCTTCAAAAAATTCAACAAATTTTACAGCGTCATTATCAAAACGCTCACGTGTCTTTGCATCAAAAGTCATAAAAAGCTGTTCAGCTTTTCTGGCCATAATCAAAGATTCGGCCAATCCACCAAATTCAGAAACATCGCCATAAAATGGCTCACGAGCATTAATACGAGAAAGGGTACCACCCTTCTCAAAACGAGCAATAATTTTATTTATATCAGCATCATCACGATCACCCTGTACGGTAAATCCTTTATCATTCGAACAATCAACAACAGGTTTCTTTCCATTCCAATTTAGCGACATACAAACCTCCTATTTAATTTGATGCCAAATTCCATCTTCGCTTTGCTCATACCTAGTATCGCCGATACGCAACTTTTTTTGCTTTTTGTCACGCATCTTTTGCAAAGATGACTTTCCAGAATCAAACTTTTCTTCAATAAACTTCCAAATAGAATTCAATAATCCCTGCTGCTTTTCCTGTATAGGAGTATTCACCTCAGTAACACGAGCATCAGCGTTTGACTTACGTGCGCCGGCCTTATTGGCCGCGATACGAGAATCAATTTCCTCAAGACCCTTTTTAAATTCAGCCATTCTCATGGCAGATTCAACAACCTTAGGGCCAATACCACGATAATCAGGATTATCATTTAACTGGGTCGCAGAAGCTCCCACAGGAGTAGAAGCACCAGAGTTAGCAGAAAGTACAGGATTAAGCCCAGCTGCTTTAAGATCAGCAACCTCTCTCTGATGAGCGGTCGAAGACATCCGCTCTTGAAATGCCATCTGCTCACGAGCAGTGGCTACATTCGCCTCATTCGCCTCACGTTGACCTTCAGCAAGCTTCTTAGAAGAATAATAATCGCTCAGCGCACCAACAACCTGGGACCCGGTCGAAATGAAACCAACCGGATTAGCTAAAAATCCGCCAATTTCGCCCCAACCCATAATTAAAGCTTATTCAACCCAGGAACACTAAACATCGGCATCACGCGAGCCCACTTCTCATCAAAATAAATGTCAGCAATAAACTGAGGCTCAGCAGGAACAGTAATAGCACGGTCCAAAGGAACAGCACTTTGAATAAATGTAGAACCCAAAGTAGGAAGTGCAGAAAATTCTTCAGCAAGATGCCAAACATCCAAAGTACCGGAAACACCGGAACGAAGCTTTCCAGTAATAAGAGAGCGAGAATAACGCTCTTCGGCGTATCTCTCTTGATAACCAAACACTCCATCCTTCTGCGATGCCCCAGTACCATCGGGGACATTCGCATAAATCTCTTTATTCAAAACAGCTTGCTCACCAAGATTCGCAAATTCAGGGTTGTAAAGATCATATCGCGTACGATAAGACCAATGACGATCAATACCCTGCTGATAGGACAAATCAGCACGAACCATAAACAAACCAATCAAACAACCATGTTCAGTAAAAGATTTCATGAAACCATTACCAACATCACTTCCAGCCGCAGATGCACCCAAAATACCGAGCGCATCATTTTTAGTAGCCGATGCCGGCGTTGTTGTCTGTGCAACAGGAGTCAAACGTACCTCAGAAGAACCAAGTCCAAGAATCTCAGAACGCTGCAAGCGAGCGTCTGGGGATGTTACTCCCCAGCGCTGCTTAACAATTTCCGTATAACGGGTCCCACCTCTGGCATCGTTTTCCAGAAATTGTTGAAGAGCAACAGATTGACGAATCGTATTAATCGATGCAGAAACGGCTGAAGATAAATCAGCCTGCAAATATCCATTCGGATCATAATAGAGACTTAAACCAGAACCAGCTTCAGCGAAATTACCAGAACCGTCTACCTGTAAATCAGTAGGGCCAGTAGGCAAATTGCCAGAAGAGGAATAACGAATTTTAGGAAGAGCACCCGGATAAGCAGTTCTAATGGCATTAACAGGAGCTGTAGTACCAAGCGGCAACGATACTGCTGTACCCTTCTGCAAATTCGGCAAACAAGAAGTGAAATAATCAAACCGCTTCCCTCTTTTTAAGAGGTTGTAATTCGTATACGTATCGGGTCCATCACCAAGGTCGAGAGTAACGGCGTTTTGCAAGTTCTCATCCTTAAACCAGTCCATGTATATTTTATTGTAACCACGCGGGATAAGATTATTGAAGGTGATACCAGTAGTTCCACCTCCACCAGAGAGCGCGCCAACTGGCAATCCAAGATAGTCATGAAGTGATCCAACAGCTA